TTAACTTGACCGCGGTTGAAACCAGCTGGTGAGAACCAAGGATCAGCAACGAAGTCTGTACGAACGGCAAGACCGGCTGTATCACCATTCAGTGGTACATAACGATATACATCGTTGTAGCGGTCGTATTGGTACTTGTAGCCAGAGTCTAGAACAGCGTAAGAGCTAGATGTTAGAGATTCGCGGAATGCAACAACATCGGTAGCTTCATTACCTGCGTTATTAACTACATCGGCCAGTTCTGGAGAAGCAAAAACGATTACGTCTTTTCTTACTTCAGCCACGCTGGAGATAGCAAAGTTAACAACTGTAGAAGAGGCTGCACCTAATGGAAGCAACGAAATGTCATACAGTTCGTCGTTAGCAAACAAGGCTAAAGCACTTGTAATGTTACTGTCTGTTGGAGCATCAGCAGATACACCACCTGATAGAGATATTGTAACGTTAGATGTCAGATTGGCAAACAAGGATGCATTAGCTGCATTGCCCCAGGCTGTACCTGTTGCAGTAACGTTAGCTGTGTGATCCATCCAGTAAACATATGCAGATTGTGTGTTTACCACATCTTTATAGTACGCAGACGTTCCATCAGATCTCTTAGCATCAGAGGCTTTAGATGCAAAAGCAAACTTCTCGACCACCGTACCTGCTGTACCTGAAAACAATCCGTCTTCATCAATAACGGCAATGTGTAGTTCATCATGTGAACCACCTAATGCGCTTACGTAACCAGATGTACCAGGAGCAGCATCGAAGTTAGCAGCATAAGACCATGTTGAAAAGGCATTACCGTCAGCCATTGACACTCTTAATGAATTACCCAATTCTCCTGGATACTTAGCAGCCCACTCACCCACAGTACCTTCTCCAGCGGAGTAAGATGATATGTAGTGGTCTTCGTTTCTAATAATAACTGCAGTAGCTGCAGCGTTCGATCTTGCGTTTCTTGCGGTTGCTTGATTTACAACGCGGATTACTTGTAGGTTATTACCGTAAGACAAGAAGTTGGCTGCAGTAAAGAACGATTGGAATGTATCGCCATTAGGCTTTCCAAAAGTATTTACAAGAGCGTTTTCTGAATCTATAGTGGTAACAACACCAACTGGTCCCCATGCAAATGCGCCAGCAAAGCCGCCGGCTGTTGTAGCAACGGCTGGGACGACCGAGGTAAGGTCCTGCTCCGTTACCAGAACGCCTGGTGATAGCTGAAATGCCATATGTTTCTCCTTATAATGTTATTCCGTCATAACGAATTTTATACCAGTATATTTATAAATACTGAACTTTGACTATTACCAGTTACGTTCTTTTATAAAATCCGAGTAGTCTTTTTGATACTTGTCACTTATCCAAATATCTCCACCTATTACCTCTACCTCTGGTTCAGTAGATAACCCGTTATCTATAAAACCAAATGGAGTTAATTCGTCTTCTATATTCTTCATCTGCGAACTATAGAGAGCTTGTCTATTGTTCGCATTCATTAGATCTTTAAACATAGGGTCATTTGTGGCCCATGCAAAAAGAACTAACGTCATTGTTAAGTCGTCGTTATAGCCTTCATCAGCTTGAAACACGCCATTGTGTTCAATGAATGTAGAAAATTCCGATATAATGTCTCTATCAAATACAAGTAGTTTATTTTCTTCTACCAAAGATTTTAAAGTTGCACATCCTATGCGCTTAACTTGTTTTGTTGTTCTTACACCTAGAATAGAACTTCTTCCAGAACTAGATAGAACTTGACCGTATCTGGCATCGGATCCGACCCAGATCATGTTCTCATACTCAAGGTCATTATGAATAATATCGGCAACTTGTTGACCAATATCATTAATCTCAACCAATACATATGCACTGTTATAATCCTTGGATACCTTATGAATTACAGTAGGGTATAGAAGAGGACTAATCTTGTTGTTTCTATATTTAGCTACAACTTTATAGGGGTATTCTGTAGTATCGATAACTGTAAAGGCAGAGTAATCCCCACCAATACCTCTCGATGTATCAACGGTTGTAAAGTATACATGTCCCGGTACTGGGTACTCTAAAATATCTAACCCATCCTTTTCGTGCATAAAGGGTATAGGGGACATCCTAGCAATTGTATCAGGAGCGATTAATGTATTAGATGAACCAAGGAATGCACATAACACTTCTTGGTTAAATTTAAGTTCACCTAGAACAGATTTCTGTTCGGCAGCCCACTTCTCGTCTCTACCTGGTATCTTCCAATAAGGTATTTGTAATGCAACAAAACCATTACGACCTTCTTGAGCATCATTCCAATACTTCCAAAAATGATTATAACCTAGAGGTGTAGAAGTTAGCAACACCTTTGTGGTTTCTCCAGCCATAATGGTTGGATATGTCGATGTAAAGAACTCTTCAGCCACATTGTTAGGAATGATGGCTGCCTCGTCAATGTATAACCAGTTAACCGATTTACCTCGAATACCAGATGTTGAGGTAGCAGATGTGAATACCTTTGAACCATTCTCTAGTTCAACGTCACCCTTGTTCCAGGTTTTAATTCCTTGCTGCATCCACAGAGGTAAATTCTCGTACATAATTTGGTAACGAGACAATACTTCTCTGGCCGCAGTTGACTTGTTAGCTAGAATAGCAACAGTCTTATTAGAATTAAAAATAGTGTAATGAAGAATACAGGCAGCCGATGTAATAGTCTTGCCTTGTTGTCGTCCTTCCATCAGAATAACTTTTCTGTTATTCATAATGACATCTACTTTTTCTCTCTGACAGTCGTATAAACTGAATAGAATCAAGCCTCTATCTAATGAGACAATATAGCAATAGTTTTCAATAAAGTATATTGGATCCTCTTTGCACTTCATTAACTCCTTTACCTGCTCGGAGGTAAACTGCATCTCAAAGCCAGCAGGCTTGAGTAAGTCATTACCATTATAACTATTATTTTCCATTAATCATCTTCATAAGATCAGAAGTAGACCCGGCAAATACAATATTATTCTGCTGTTTAATATTTTCGTTCTTACCGCTTGCTTTATCAATATCTTTTTTAGTTTTATGAAGTCCAATTAACTCTTTTGTAATAGCAGTTTGCGCAGATATTAATTGCCCTGCAACTTCAAATGCTCTTGGATTCTCAGAGTTCTTTGCAATATGAACCAGTTCAGTCATAACATCTTCGTTTTTATTAATTAAACCACGAAGTGTATTGCGTGCTAATTGAAAGTCATCTTCCTGATCTAACTCAGAAGGATTATACTCAACCGGCATACTGGTTGGGATAGTTAAATCAACCGATGTATCAACATTAAATACATCGTTAATTTTATTAAGTGATTTCATCAAAAGTCCTCGAACGTATCTGTAATACCAATTGTATCCCCTGGAACGGCTGAATCAGGGGTAACTGTTGCGGTGTATGAGGATTGTTTATTAGTTAGTGCAGGATCTGAGAATGTATTAACGTTTGTAGTTCTAATGATGCCCTGTCTGTTAATTGGGCCGTAGAAGTTAAGTTTCATTGTAAAGTTAAGAGTCCAGATAATAGCTCTTCTTTGAGTGAAGTCACCCTCATACTCATCTTCGTAAGTTATATTATCTAAAATAACTGGTAAGTCGTTCTTAATACCCATTGCAGGGATTGCATTAAGAGTCAGGTTATAGTCTGGATTAAAGTAAGGTAAAATCTGTTCAATGATCTGTAATCCATCATCTTGGTTCTTTGTATACACATACAAAGTCATAGCTATGTTATAAGGAGTTGGAGCGTACTGAGCGTTTAGAGACGTAGTTGACGTGCCATTAAGAGCTCTATTTTGCTGTACCAGGCTTACTCTTCTGGCTGGATCGTAAGACAAACTTATCATCTCAAACCCAAGCCTCGGTAAGAAAGTCTGAAAGTTTTGTTCAAACGAATTAGGTTGTGCAGCAATTCTAGCTAAAAACTTTTGTTTAGGTGAATAAGATAAAGGAACACGAAGTGTCTGGGTAATATTACCAGATGAGTCTAATCTATCTATGTGGATGTTGTTAAACATATTACCAAAAGCCACGATTGACTTTCGCACTGTACCGTGATAAAATTTATCAAACATTTATTTCTCCGAATGGGTTTCTCTCGGAGAAGTCCAGAACAGAAATCTCACTTCTGAAGTCTTCATTATCAACGTTAGGGAATATTGTACTTAAGTTATAAGATTGAAGGATAATTCCGGCTGGGTTATATTCTTGTAGTAACGCTCTATCTCCACTTTCAAGTAGTAAGTTAAATGCATTAATGTCAGCAGATTTACCATCAGCAATACTATCGATTTCAGATATACCTGTATCGAATCTCTCTGAAGAGTACTGCATCAACTCACATTGGAGTTTATAGACATAAAGCTTTC